AATCTAATTATCAATAATTTTTAAGGATAATATTATGACCAACACGGTTGAACCAAAACCATTGGATTTACAAACAAACATGGATGAGGCTGTGACCTCACTTGAGCAATTCCTGGAACCTGAAGAGGACAACCCAGAAGAGGCACAAGTAGAATTACAAGCCGATGAAACTGTTGAAGAAGAAATTGTCGAGGAAGAAGAACTCCAAGCCGATGAATTTGAAGAAGCAGAAGAAACTGAATCTCTTGACGATGAACAAGATGAGATAGAAGAAGCCAGTGAACCTCAACTTTATGCCGTTAAAATCAACGGCGAAGATGTTGAAGTCACCATTGACGAACTTCAAAGCTCATATTCAAGACAGGCGGATTATACTCGTAAGACTCAAGAACTCGCTCAACAGCGTAAGACTGTTGAAGAACAACAAGGCGAGGTTGCAAAAAACGAGGCGATTTATAAGGAACTGCTGCCCAAAATGGAAGCTGCATTAAGCGAAAGTTTGGGTTCGGAGCCAGACTGGGACAACCTTTATTCTAGTGATCCCATTGGTTATGTTCGAGAACGCGATTTATGGAATGAAAAGAAACAGAAATTGCAAGCGGTTCAAGGTGAACAAGCAAGGCTTCAAGAAGAGGCTCAAGCTAAACACATTGAACAAGTATCTGCATATATGCAATACGGAGACGAGCAATTGATAAACAATCATGTTCCTGAGTGGAAGGATAAAACCATCCAACAAGAAGAAAAATTGGCGATTCGAGATCATGCAATCAATGATTTGGGGTTTACAGCAGAGGAAATCAACCAAGTGTATGATTACCGTTTGTTGTTAGGTTTAAGAAATAGCTGGATGCAAAATAAAACGCAAAAAGCTGTGAAGAAAAAACCCACTCAAAAGGCATCGGCTAGAAACAGAGTTGGAAAACCTGGTTCGGTCACTCGTAAAAAAACCAGCACTCCTTTAAAAAAATCGAAAGCACGATTAGCCAAATCTGGGAAATTTCAAGATGCGGCGAAAGTAATTGAACAATTAATCTAACTTTTTAAATCTGGTTATCCAGAAGGAGTCAAACATGGCCCAAGTAGGAAATGCTTTTGACACTTATGAAAGTACAGCGGATAGAGAACAGTTGTCGAATATAATTTACAACATTAGTCCTCAAAAAACGCCCTTCCTTTCAAGTGTTGGAAAGTCATCAGTAAAAAATGTTACATTCGATTGGCAAACGGAAACGCTTTAACTAAGGGAGCCTTATTGGAGTAATCCAATAAGCAAATCGGGTTAATTGCTGGAACCCCCTAACATATAAAGATGAGGGAAATCAGCAGCCAAGACAGCGAATAGTATAAAAGTAGCTGTAAGGTTCAACGACTAGAAGAGTGAGCAACTAAACAATAACCTCTTCCACGAACGCCCGAAACCCCAATGGGGTTATGATATAGTCTAAACAGTATCGAGAGATATTGAGACAAGTCCTAAACTGGCTTGTGATAATAAAATGCCAAGTGCCAGCGGAACAGGTGAAATAGAGGGTTTTGAACTATCAAGAGCCACTACTTCTCCTACTACACGCGAATCAAATGTAACAATGATTCAATCAAGAGACAGCACAGTCACAGGATCGCAGCAAAAATCCGATCCAGCGGGTGTCAAGTCTCAAATCGCTCATTTCATGGCCCTTAATGCGAAAGCATTAAAGACGGACATGGAAACCGCACTCTGCGGCAATTACGCCAAGGTAGCGGGAAGCGCATCAGCAGCAAGGCAAACTCGATCTTTTGAGAGCTTTATAACATCTAACGTCTCCAAAGCATCAGATGGTGCTAACGGTTCAGCTTCAGCAGCTAGAACTGACGGCACACAGAGAGCCTTAACTGAAACCTTGTTAGAAGGAGTACTTCAAACTGGTTTTGGTAATGGTGCTGATATGAGCATGGCAATTTGTGGCCCTTTTAACAAAACTGTTATTAGTGGTTTCACTGGTCGATCAAACGTCAGACAAGTTGTTGACAGTGACACAGTTCTCAACTCTGTTTCTGTTTACGCATCTGATTTTGGCGAGCTTAAAATTGTTCCATCAAACTTTAGTAGAGAGCGATCTCTTCTCTTGGTTGATCCGAACTATGCCTCAGTATCATATCTCAGAGACTTTGAGTCTGTGGATATTGCTACCATTGGTGATGCAATCACAAAAATGCTGATTTGCGAACACGGATTACAAATGAGTAATGAAGCAGCACACGGAATCGTGGCTGACCTTACTACTTCGTAATGCAGTGATGTGAGGGGTTGAAATGATATACACCCCTCACAAACTTTTGATATGACAATAAAACGCACAACACTCGATTTGACGAAAACGCTCAAATCAGAATTTATTACAGAAGATGATCGAATCATCTATCACACAGCGCAGAATGTGAACCCTGTGATTAACCATGTTTCAAAACTAAGAGAGTTGGAACCAGGTAAGCACCTCAGACATGCGGCTGAAATCCCGATGGTGATTTGGAATAGAGCGTTACGAGAAGGTTGGCACAACGATAAAAAAGCCTGGAAACGATTTCTGAACGATCCAGACAACAAAGCCTTCAGGGTTTGGCAAGGAAGAATATGACATACAGTGAATTAAAAACAGCCGTTGCAAATTATCTGAATCGCAGTGATTTAGATTCAATGATGGACACATTCATCCAGCAAACCGAGGCAGAGCTGAATCGAAAGCTCAGAACAAAAGACATGATTAAACGCGCAACCGCAACCGCCGATGCCCAATATTTAACACTACCGACAGACTGGCTAGAGGCCATCAATGTTGAAATCACATCGGGTGATTTCTCTCCCCTCTTTCAGCAATCGATTGAGAGCCTCGATGTTTACAGGAAAGCGAATAACGACAGAACGGGTCAACCCGTTTATTATTGTATTTCAGGGGATGAGATGGAATTATGTCCTACACCTGACGGCTCATATACGCTACAATTAACCTACTTCTCAAAAGTATCAGCACTGAGCAGTAGCAATACTTCAAACTTTGTCTCAACAAGCTATCCCGATGTTTACCTTTATGGGTGTTTACGCACTGCATCGATTTATCTCATGGAAGATGACCGCGCAGCGGGTTTCACCAATCTATTTGATAAGGCATTGGAAGAAATGAGGATGGAACAAGAACGTGCCGCCTTCGGCAAAGGATCAATGATTCCGAGGCGAAGAACTTACGGCAGAACCCAAAAACAAGTTGTTTATTGGGGCAATAATTAAATTTAATTAGAGGAAAAAATTGTGAGTGGATTTACAGACTATTTAGAAGATGCAGTGTTGGATCATGTATTTGGTGGCACAGCTTACACAGCACCAACAACATTATATGTGGGATTATTTACCGCAGCACCCTCAGACACGGGTGGTGGTACGGAATGCTCTGGTGGTTCTTATGCCAGGAAGAGTATGCCAGATATGGATATCTCAGGTACGTCTCCCACACAGGCCAGCAATGGCGCAGCCGTTGAGTTTGTCACAGCAACGGGTTCTTGGGGTACTGTTACTCATTGTGGAGTCTTTGATGCAGAAACCAGTGGCAACCTACTTTGTTGGGCGGCACTAACCGCTAGCAAATCGATAGCCTCAGGTGATGTATTCAGATTCGATTCGGGATCGCTTGATATAACATTGGCGTAACCTCATGGCCTCCATTGGCTATGGTCAGTATAACTACGGCAAGGCTGCTTATGGCAACCCTCAATATGAGTTTGCTGCCGCAACCATTGCCCAAACTTCGGGTCTAACTGCATCCGCAAGCCTTACGCTCAATGCTTCAGCGAGCATTGATCAAACATCTGGATTCACTTCTGCTGGCACCATAGTCTTTCCAGCATCCGCAACCATTGCTCAAACCAGTGGCTTTACCTCTACCGCAGAGGTGGTTAAACTTGGTTCGGCAACCATTGCTCAAACCTCTGGCTTTACCGCAACAGGCACACAAATTGATGTGGGCCAAGCCTCTATCGATCAAGTTTCTGGTTTTGATGCAACCGGTGTAGTTGTAAAACTTGGGGCAACCAG